GCTGCTGCAGATCCTGCGCGGCATGGTTTTTCCAGAACTTCGACGGCCTGCGATCGATCGGCCTGTCTGGAATCTGCATGTGATGCACCGACATGTCGCTGACATGGTCGTCGCCGGTGATCCTAATATTGAATTTACCCTTGCGCAGGTAGATCCGCCCGGCCTCGGTCATGCTGAGATTGCCCCAGTCTTCGCAGGCGTAGCCGGCCTCGATCAGCTCGCGGGCAATCGAATGCATCGTGTTGTAGCGCGCGCCGTGTTCCAGGCCCGACAGCGCCGCCAAAGCTTCTGCTGAGATCATGTTGCTTTCCCTTTTTCCGGTTCAATGCGATAAATGGGGCGTCCGCACGATGGAAACGCGCCATGCCAGCGATCGTCCGGCCCAAGCAGCAGATTTTATTCTCGGACCGGCCGCGCGGGCAGATTACCGCGGATCTCCTCGACGCGCAGATCCATAATCTGGTCGCCGCGATCAGCTCCACCCAGGCCGCGCTGGCGGATATTCGCCGCGACGACGGCAAGCTCGTCAATAACAGCGTCGGCCAAGAGCAATTGACGGCCGAATGGAAGCTGGATCGCACGGAAATTGATAATATCGAGCGCCGCATCGCCGTCGCCGCGGAAAAAACCGCCGACGTCGTCCAAATCGTGATCGCGAGCGGCCGCGAAACCGATCTGCGCGCCCAAGACGCCGAGGCGGCCGCCGTCAGCACGGCGCAAATGCTCAATGCGATCAGTCACGGCAACATAAACGCGCTGGATGCTGCTTCTGACGCGGAAAATTCGGCCGATCGAGCCGAATCGGCGGCGATCCAATCGGAAAATTCGGCAAATTACTCAAAAGCGCAGTCTGACAACGCGATCGCTGCGAAAGATGAGGCTTTGGCCTGGGCCGAGTACCTCGGCGGGCCTGTTGTCGACAACACGCACGCGCTCGATTTCATAAATGCGTCCAAATTCCCGCAAGGATTGTTCTATCAGCCGGTTTCCGGCATGGGCGGCCTCGGCGGTTTGTGGTCGGCCAAGTGGTGGGCGATCCACTGCCAGCAATTGGTCGGAAATATCAGTTTTTACTACCTCGGACCGTGGGACCACCCGCCGGCGTCCGGCGAGACCAACCCCAACACCGGCGAAAGCGTGCCGAGCCCGATCGCGACCGGCAGTTTCTACTACGACACCACCAAGAACTCGATCATGATCTGGAACGGCACCGCCTGGCAGCCGCCCGGTGTCACCGTCGCGCCAGGTTTCCGCGCCCGCTATGTTTATCTCGCGACTGCCGGCCAGACGGTCTTCACCGGTGTCGACATCAACGGCTTGGCGCCGGTTTTCACCAACGAGGGCCATGACGTTTACTTAAACGGCGTCCGCCTCGTCCCGCAAATCGACTACACCACCGACGCCGCGGCCGACAGCATGACCATGGTCGAGGCGCCCGGCGCCGGCACGGTTGTGCAGTGGGATCTGATGATCCCGCCCGATCAGATCAATTCTGCGCAAGTGGATTGCTTCAAGGTGCAGCCGCTCGTCCCGGACGGCGTCAAGACGACGTTCGCGTTGAGCTACATCGATCCGGTTGCCGGCCCGCCGGCGGTTGCGGTCGATGTCGGCTCCGGCGCGCAGCTGCAAGTCAGTCTGGACGGTGTGATCCAAGAGCCGTCGGTCGATTACACCGCCCTCGGCTCGACTTTGAGTATGGCTGCGGCGCCCGCGGCCGACAGCCGTTTCTGGGCGGTATGGTTCCGGCCGCACATCGCCGCGGTGCTGCCGCCATGAGAGCAACATGAGCCAGAATCTGCGCGTTGCGCTCTGGGTGCCGGCCGCCAATCCGGTCGGCGGCAACAATGCTATTCGCAATATTGCGCCGCCGAGCTCCAACAAGCGCATACCATCGGAATTCGTCGTCTTGAGCGGCGGCAGCGGCGGCTCGGGCGGAATCGAAGAGGCGCCGTTCGACGGCGAGGCTTACGTCAGGATCGATGGCTACTGGGTGCAGCTCGACGGCGGCACATTCTGAAGGGAGTGACAAATGACGATCTATCATATCGATGAAACGCAGGTGATGACGATCTCCGGTCCGGCCAAGATCAATATCGGCGGCGCCGACAACGTGCCGACGATCGGCCAGGTCGATCCGCCGACGGTCGACGGCCTCAATCCCGATACCGCGGTGTGCGGCGATCCCGATCTGCAGCTGATTGTCGATGGCACTGGCTTCAATAACGCCAGTATCATCACCTTCAACGGTCTCGACGAGCCGACCGCGCTGTTGAGCGACACGCAGGTTCGCACCAACGTCAAACCGTCGCTGTTCCAGGTCGCCGCCACCTGTCCGGTCGGCGTCCGCACCGGCGGCATGCGCAGCAACACGATCGATTTCACCTTTACCGACCCGGCGGCCCGCAGCCGCAAACGCTAAAGACTGCCAGTTTACCAGGCCTTGAATTGAGGATGAGGTCATGAAGCGGTACCGCCACCGGCGCAGTGCCAACCCGGCCAATGCGTTTCCAAGTCTGCTCGAGCCTGGCGAATTGGCAGTAAACACTGCCAATCGGCAGCTCGCGGTCGGCGATTCCAACGCTACCACGGTCGGCGTGCCGATAGCGTTGCTGGCAATTCGCTATTTTGACGTCCGCGCGAGCTATGCCTCGGGCGATATCGTCGTCCAGGCCGGAAATATCTACAAAGCCAACGCCGCGATCCCGCCTGGCGCGTTCAATGCGTCGAATTGGACGCAATTGGGCGCTGCCGGCGGTGGATCCGCCGCTACGGTTACTTTTGCGCCGGCCGGCAATATCGCAGCGACCAATGTGCAAGCGGCGATTGTCGAATTGGACACCGAGAAGGTGGCCAAGGCCGGCGATGTCATGTCTGGCCATTTATCGCTGCCGACTGGGCCAGCTGCGGCTAATGCGGTGCGCAAGGACTACGTTGATACTGCGGATGCGGCACTGACCACCGCAATTAACAACAAATCCTCGCTGACCGTCAGCGACACGCCGCCGTCTTCGCCGGTCGACGGTGCGCTCTGGTGGGAATCCGACACTGGCATGCTCTACGTCCGCTACAACGACGGCGTAGGTCCCGCGCAGTGGGTGCAGGCGGCCGCAGTGCCGAGCCTCGACCCAACCGCGTTTGTCGCCAAAACCGGCGACATCATGACGGGGCATTTGTCGCTGCCAGTGACGCCTGCCGCCGCCAATGCGGTGCGCAAGGATTACGTTGATGCGGCGATTACGGCCTACGCCGCGCCACTCGATGCGCTGGCGTACAGCGGGATGCAGATCAACGGCGGCATGGAGGTTAATCAGCCCGGTGTGCCGCTAACCAATGCAACCGGATATATTTGCGACGGTTGGCGAATTGGTTTCGCTGGTGGAATGGGATTTACAGGAACCGTCGACAACGGTGGAGGTACGGTTTTTTATACGCCATATCGTTTGATAGTAACTATTACTCCAGCCCAAGTTTCGCTTGGTGCTGGCGACTACTTGCAAGTCATACATCGCATAGAAGGCTTTCGTACTCTGCGAATGCGGTGGGGTACTGCAAACGCGCAGCCGCTTACGATTGGATTTTGGACTGCACACGCTCGCCCAGGTCTTTACAGCGTTGGAGTGCAAAACAGCGGCGCTACTAGGAGTTATGTAACAACTTACACACAGAACGCTGCCGCTACTGCTCAATATAATGTTGTAACGATCCCAGGAGATACGGCAGGGGCGTGGGCTATCGATAACACTCTCGGCATTCAGTTGATGTTTTCAATGGGCTGCGGGACCACCTTCACGGCACCAGCAGCAAACGCTTGGCAGGCCGGAAACTACATCGCTGCTCCTGGTCAAGTTAATGCTGTGGCGGCAACGACAGATGCGTTTCGCTTGACCGGCGTTGTCGTTCTCCCCGGCAGCCAAGCGCCGACCGCCGCGCAGTCGCCGATGATTATGCGACCGTTCGATCAGGAATTGGTGACGTGCCAGCGGTATTATGAAAAAGGCTCATTCGGTGTGTATTCGCCAGCAGTATCGAGTGTCGGGGTCGGTATAGGTACTAACACGGCGTTTACAGTTGCAAAGCGAGCTACACCTTCAATTACTAATAACTTCATAGCTTTTAGTGCCGTTACAACTCCATTCTTCTATAATCATGTCACTGTTACTGGATATACGTGGAGCATCGCTACAAACTCAACTGCTGCGGCGTATATCTACGGCGATTATATAGCAGACGCGAGGCTCTGATGGCTGACTATCAACTCACCGCAACCGAAAGCTCCGTCATCCGCACCGAGGATGGCGCCTGCATCCCCAACGATCCGGCCAACCGCGACTACGCCGAGTACCAGAAATGGCTCGCCGTGCCGAACACGCCGGATCCTTACGTCCCGCCGCCGG